TATGCGACGAATACGCTATGGTTCCACACTTACTACACCGACAGCTTATCGAAGCGATGCCATATGGCTCGCTATTGCGTTGCTTCGGTGATGTTAATCAACTAGCACCTATTGAAGATTATAAGATACAAACTCCCACCTACACAGACAGCCCATTTAAGCAGCTGTTGAAGAACTTCCCCTCAGTAGTACTAAAGAACATCTATAGACAAGACGAAGGTAGTGGTATCTTTCTTAATGGTACTCGTATCGTTAAGGGACAGATGCCAACTAAGACACAAGACTTCGACCTACAGTGGACCGACAAACCTGTTGTATCCATAGAGGAGATGGTGTATAATGACGCAACTCGATGGGGTAGAATTGATCGTCAAATCATTGTACCTGGAAACAAAGGATGGGTTGGGACGTATGAACTTAATCAACGCATCCAACTTATTGTTAATCCAGACAGCGAAGGAGCTTTCGATCCAGTACGGCACAAGTGGCAAGTTAATAATAAAATTACACTTGGTGTCGGAGACAAAGTTGTCTGCACCGATAATTGCTATGATCTTCGAGATTTCTTTGAGCGATTTGGGGAGTTTAAAGATGACGGCTCTCCAGTTGGTTCGAGCTATATACCGTGTCCCGATACGTGTATGATGCTGAATGGTGAAACAGGTATCATTACGGAGATCGACAGTGAGGCTACTCATATTGATTTTGGTGATCGTACTGTTGCTGTTCCTCATTCGATACACGAATATAACCCTAGGGCGAATGTAGTCTATCAGATTAACTACATTAAATCTATCGACTTAGGCTACGTACTAACGACGCACAAGTGTCAGGGTAGTGAGTTCAAGGAGATCGCTTACGTGCTGAACAAATCGAATAAGTGGATACAGTCGAGGCGGAACTTCTACACGGCCGTGACTAGAGCACGTAATAAGGTCACGGTCATTAGTGACCGAACGTCGGTCGGATACAGTTTATGGAGCTTAAAGTGATGACAACTAGTGGAGCGGCTGCGCCGCGCGATTATATGATCGTAGTGTTGAATGGACCGCCACGAAGTGGTAAAGATAGTATTGCTAACTACTTACAACAGGAGGGTCATCCTTATACGGAGATAGCACAGCGTAACGTGATGGTCATGCATAACAAGGCGTCCCATCCGATGAAGCATTTCCTTATGGAGTGCTTCGGTGTGTCTCAGTATGATCTCGAAGATAAGAAAGACCAGCCGAATGTCTTACCAAATCAAGTCACTGTTCGACAGGCTCAGATCAATATGTTCCGAGACTTTCTCGAACCTACATTCGGACCCGAAGTACTCGGTTATCTTCTGGGTAAACGCATCACTGCTGATCTTAGTCGTCATTTTAGCTATTTCCCTGATACTTTCCCACTATTCGTGATATCGGACTGTGGTAGGACTGCTGAGTTCCTTGAGTTGTGTAAGCAGCACAACGGTCATGTGTGTCTATTGTATCTAGTTAGACCGGGATACAATTACGACGGTGACATTAGAGAAACGATACGCGAAGTGCCTCCGAATGTGAGGCATAAGGTGATCTTCAACAATGGCTCTATCAGCCAGCTATACGTTCTCGCAACAATGACTATTGTAGGATGGATAGACAGTCATGTTAATGGTAAACAATACGGCGACACTGACGCAGGAGTTCCTAGCGAGGGCTAGTACATTAGGACTACACGTTGACTGTCCTCCTGATGGACTGTTCACGGCCGAACTAGCCGTCGTCGCTGAGGCCCCTGGCACGAGAGAAGTGAATATGAAAGTCCCGCTCGTCGGTGGGAGTGGGCAATTACTATGGAGTACATTGAAGAAGCATAACCTTACTCGGAGAGACGTATATGTCACAAACGTCTGCAAGAGACAGTTGGCGTTTGGTGGTGCTGAGTCCACGGAGAAAGTCAAGATACACAAGAACGAACTCGATCATTGGGTGGCGATGCTCAAGTGGGAGCTTGCATGTTTACCTAACCTTAAATATGTCCTTGTGTGTGGGAACATGGCGCTTGAAGCTCTGTGTGGTAAGAAGGGAATATCTAAATGGCGTGGATCGGTCCTCGACTTTGAAATTGTCTCTCTCGCAGATAGTCAGCCTCGGACGTACAAAGCCATCTGCACTTTCAATCCGGCGATGGTTCTGCGTGAACCCAAGACCGAGATAACCTTTGCTATGGACTGTGGTCGTATCCCGATAGTCATGTCGGGGAAATGGAGGAAGTATGAGATCAACGGGGAGGTACTGACGGACTATCGTCAAGCGATGGAGAAGATCGATGTTATCCACAAGCTCAATGAGCCGATCAGCTTCGACATTGAAAGCGGCGGTGGAGAGACAGCGTGTATCGGATTGGCCTGGACTAGAAACGACGGCGTATGTATTCCGTTTAGGGGAATACGAGGTGAGCCTTACTTCACTCTCGAAGAAGAGGTTAACATTCGCCTGCGGTTGCAAAGACTGTTCGCCGACACGGAGAAAAGGTTCGTCGCCCAGAATGCTAACTTCGATATGTATTGGCTCTGGATTAAGGACAAAATCAGGGTGCATAAGGCTTGGTTCGATACTATGCTGGCGCACCACTGTCTTTATCCCGCTATGCCCCATGACCTTGGATATCTTTGTACGCAATACACGACGCATCCGTATTACAAGGATGAGAGAGTCGAATGGCGTGATAAGGGTGACATTGACTTGTTCTGGAATTACAACATCACCGATGTTTGCATTACTCGTGCGGTACAAGAGCGACTTGCCGTCGAGCTACGCCAGCAAGACTTAGAGAAATTCTTCTATGAACACATAATGCGTCTTCAGCACCACTTAGTGCGAATGACCGTAGGTGGAGTAAAGATCGATGCCGACCTTAAAAACAAGATTGCGACGGAACTTGGTGAAGATGTTGCGGCACTCTTGCGAGGGTTTCACGCACGAGCGAAGGAAGCTACAGGAGATGATACATTCGCACCCAATCCTAGCTCGTACAAAGACAACACAGAACTCTACTTCCAGCGATTACGTCTTGTCGGACGCGGAACGTCTACTGATGCTGCAAATAGAAAGAGAATGTTTGACCACCCTCGTACATCTGAACAATCTAAAGCAGTTCTTAGGTCTCACGACATTTGGGCAAAAGAACACAAGTTCCTCTCGACCTATGCGGAAAGCGAAATCGACGAAGATCAAAGAATGCGGTGCGAGTGGAGACAAACAGGAACTCAAGCCGCCCCAGGTCGTCTCTCTTCGGCCAAGACGCTCATCGGAAGTGGAATGAACTTACAAAATCAGCCGTCACGAGCGAAGCAAATGTTCATCGCTGATGACGGCTACTGTTTCGTGTACTTCGACTTAAGCCAAGCAGAGGCCCGCTACGTGGCGTGGGAGGCTGGCATCGTCCATTGGAAGAGGGACTTCGAGCAAGCCCGAATTGACGGGAACTTTGATTGTCATAGATCGCTCGCAGCCTCCATGTTCAACGTACCGTATGACGATGTTCCGACCAACGATGAAGATGCAGAGGGGAATAAAACCATAAGGTTCATTGCCAAGAGATGCAGACATGGCTTGAATTACCGCATGGCTCCCGACCGTTTGGCCGAGACGACCGGCCTCCCGATCCACAAGGCTCATGAGTCCTACATCCTGTACCATCGTCTTACTCCCGAACTGCGTAAGTGGTGGGCCTCTCTGGCGAGAGAAGTCAAAGAGACACGAGTCTTATATAACGCATTTGGACGGAGACTCAAGATCATGGAGCGGCTGACTGATGAGGCGATGGAAAGTATAGTGGCGTTCAAGCCTCAGAGTACGATTGGTGATAAGGTAAGTCAGGTCATCTACCAGTGCCACGACGACGACAGGTGGCCCCAGGACGCGAGGATATGCCTCAACGTACACGACGCGCTGATTGGCCTAGCCCCCATCTCGAAGGCCAAGACGTGCCTTGCTATCATGAAGGAGTGGGCCGAGACACCGATCATGGTGCAAGGGGAGCCGATGATCATACCGGCTGATCTCGGTATGTCACAGCCCGATGAGAAAGGTGTCCATCGGTGGAGTACAATAAAGAAGATCAAAGCGTTGTAAGTGGGTGAGATCAATGTTTAGTGCGCAATAGTGCGCGGAGGACTAACATGTATAAAGATGGAACGATCAACGATAAGACTG